CTAAGATACTTTATATAAGGAAATCCAATGTCAACTGAAACATCAAATTCAGGTAACGAGAACACTGCAACTCAGCAACAAGCAGGAAATGAGAACACTTCTACTCAAACAGAGGGTCAGACAAACGTAACAATGACTCAAGAGGATTTAAACACTCTAATCAATGCTAAGTTTGCAAAAGGTGCTGAAAAGTCTAAGAACGAACTACTTAGTAGTTTAGGTATTGACAGTGTAGATAGTTTGAAAGAACTTGTCGACGCTAAGAAAACTGCTGATGAGGCTAGCAAGACAGAACTAGAGAAGATGACAGAACAGTTAGATTCTTTAAGGGCTGATAATGAAAAGCTTACGACTCAGCAGCAAGCAGCACAAAAGAAAGCAGCAATCTCTGGATTGGCTGCCGCTAACGGTGTAGCAGATGTAGAATACTTTGAATATGAGTATAGTAGAGCTGCAAAGACTGAAGGCTTTAACGCAGATGAATTTGTTAATGGTTTAAGAGACGCGAAACCTTATGTTTTCGGACAAAGCGTTACGCCCCCTAGAACCGACAGTTCTTCTAATGGCGGTCAACAACCAGCCGACTTTAGCGGTAGAGTTAAAGCGGCTAAGACTAAAAAAGAATTAGATGCATTATATGCAGAAATAAAATAAAAAGAGGTAAATAAATATGGCTGACGTATTAACAACAGGAGCAGTATTAGACGATTCATTAGTAGAATTAATGGATCAAGAGGTAATTGTATCAGGAGCCGGTATAAATAAAATTGATGCTTTCGTAGAGTATCCAACGGACATCGACGGTAAATCAATGACATTTACAATCTATTCTAAGTTAGCAGTAGCAACTACGGCTTTAACTGATGGTACAGATGTAGATGCAGTAGCAATGGCAGATACTTCAGTAGTAGTAACTCCGTCTGAATACGGTAATGCAATTACTGTTACTAAACTAGCTGACTTACAAACTGGTGGTAAAGGTTCAAGAGCCGCAGGTAAATTAACAGGTATTAACGTTTCTGAAACTACAAACGCTTTAGGTGTTGCTGCTTTAGAAGGTGGTACTAATACTACAGCTGCTGCAACTCCTGGAACTACAGCTAAAGCTGATTTAAGAGCGGCATACACTAGATTAGCAGATAAAAAGATTCCTAAGATTAACGGTTACTATGTAGCTTATATGAACCCTGCACAGGTTTCAGATATTAAAGACGACTATATTTCAATCGCACAGAATACTAACTTAGATTTAGCTACTAATGGTGTTGTAGCAACTTATGAAGGTTTCTTAGTTGTTGAAGATGCTGATGCAACAGCTGGTAAAGTATCTTGTTTTGGTATGGGCGCAATCGGTAGAGGAGCTTCTGCAGAACCAGAATTAAAAATTACTGGTCCTTTTGATAAACTTGGTAGAAACCTTAATATCGGTTGGCACGGTGTATTAGACTACGTTCTAGTGGACGATTCAGCAGTAGAAATTATTACTGGCGCATAGTAATGAAAGCGCTTAAGTCTTGTACTTGGAACTGTAACGGAAATAAGTACGCGCTTGAGCAAGGTCAAAAGGTAGACATTAAGTCTGCCGATCTTGCACAGGCAAAAGCAAGTGGTTTATTTGATGTTTCTACATTAGTAGAAAAAGTAAAGAAATCAGTATCAAGAAGTAAAAAGGCAGAATAATGGCATTACCAAATCTAACTAACGCAGACGTTGTACTAGGGTCTCCTTTATTATTAGCGGATTATGTTGCAAAAGCAAATAGCGGAAGTGCAACAACGGTAGTTTCGAGAGCTTTAAAAGGGTTAGATGAGGACGATGTTGAAGGTTCTTACATTTGTTTTATTAGCGGGCCTAATGCAGGTACGGATAGAATTATCACTGATTACGAGTCAACTAACGACGGAACATTTACCTTCGATGCTTTAGATAATACTGTGGATAACACAACAACTTTTGCACTTGTGTCTTTAGACTATTCAGGTGGTGTAGATAGAGCAAAAACAATAATAGAAAACGACTTGAGAAAGCAAGGTTATGACATAAATAACTTTCTAACTGAAGCACATCTACGAGAGTTATTACTCCTAAAAACGCTATCACACATTTGTCGTGTTAAGAGACAAGACGCAGATACGGATGATTCTTATCACGTTAGTTATTTAGAATTTGAAGAAGCTTATAATCAGGAACTAACAAACTTAGTTGCTGATTATGATTCTGATGAAGACGATACAATCGACGAGAATGAAGAAGGTGTGAACTTAGGGCAACCGGTATTCATAAGATGATCGCGTATTTAAAAGGCTTGGGGTTTAAGTATACAGTTAAAGATACTTTAAACGGTAAAGAGTTTAGATTAGTAGAAGAGTCTGTAGCGATAAGTGAAGAATTAACTACACTTGGGAATACAGTAACTGAGTCTACAAAAGTTTATGAATTATTTTTACCTACTAGTGGCTATTCTGTAGCTAAAATAGAGGGTATTGTAAGTGGTTCAAATAACAATGGTGATATAATCGTTTCTGCTACAGCTGATGTTGAAAAGCAAGAACGAGGTTATTTAATTACACTTACTTTTGTTATAGGAGATTAATATGGCAATTAAAGGTTATTCAGGAAGTTGTACTGTCGGGGGTACTGCTGTTGGTGAAGCTAAAGCTTGGTCTTTAGATGTATCACAAGAAACAGTAGATACTACTAACTTTGGTTCAGCTGGTTGGAAAGAGTCAGAAGCAACTTTAAAAAGCTGGTCTGGTTCAATTACAGTTTTATTTGACGGTGGGGCTGATGCAGGTCAAGCAGCACTAATCACAGGTGTTACAAGTGGTTCATCGGTTGCGGTTGTATTAAGTACAGCGGCTACAGGCGCAGGTACATCTGAGAAATTTAGTGGCGATGTTTTAGTTACAAGTATGCCTATTACTAATGATGTAAATGGAATTATTGAAGTTTCATTTTCATTCGAAGGTACAGGTGCTTTAACTCAAGCGGCAATAGCTTAATTTATAGAAAAGCCATAGTTTTATTATTATGGCTTTTTTCTTAAGTTAAAGGATATATATAATATGACAGATTTACTACTACAAGAGATTTTAAAAGCAAAAGACTCTTTACAAGACATAAAGTTTCCTATCAATGATACAGAGTTTCATTTTTATTATAACTACTTAACATTACTAGAAAAATCTAGAATTGAACAGATGTGTGTTAAAGCTATAACAACTGTGCACGACAACGGAACTAAAACAATCAGTCATGAAAAGCAAGAACACTTATACCCTGTTCATTTAATACTGGAGAAAGCTCTTGACAAAAACGGGAAGAGACTATTCACTCACACAAACCCACAACATTTTGATATAATAAGTAAGTTACCCGCGCAGTTAGCGACTTACATTGCTACTGTCATGAATACAGATGTAATGAATAACCTAGAAAAGGATAATGATGACGAATAATGAAGACTTAGTAATTGAAGTTGTAGTCAATGGTAAAAAAGCCAAGGTAGAATTAGGCAAAGTAGAGAAAGCAACTGAAGATGTAGGCTCAACAACTGAAGCTACATCTTCAAGAATGAAAGCGGGTTGGTTAGCTGTTGGTGGTGCTATAACAAGTGCTGTCGCAATTATGGGAGTCGCTATAAATAAAGCTGGAGACTTAACTAAAGCTACATTCGGAATGTCTGATGGTATGAAGTCTTATATACAGGCAACATCTAATGCGACAGGAATGACGCAAGAAATGATTGCAGGATTTGTCCAGTCAGGTAAAACTGCTGGTTTATCTTCAGGAGAAATTAAAAAGCTAACAGAACAATCTATCGCATTGGGGAGAGCTTATCCTCACGAGAGCGCTGAAACTTTAAATGACAATCTTATTATGCTAAACAAGACAGGCGAAGCACAAGGCTTTATTGTTGATGTGTTAGAGCAGAAGTATGGAAAGATAGACTTAACATCTATTTCTTTAGCTGATAAATTAAGAGCAGTAGAAGAGGCAACTAAGGGTGTTAATGAGAAGTTTCAAGATACAGCAGGGGCAAAGCTAGACCAAACGCTTACTAGGTCAAATAATGCTTTGGTTATACTAGGGGCAACAGCTTTAGATGCTATTAATAAATGGGGCTGGATTGATGCTGTAAATACTGGGCTAAGTAAGATTATCAGAAGTATGAAAACAATGACTGCTTTAGATATGAAAGAGCTTACTATAGAAATACAAGAACAGTCAGAAGCAGTTAAAAAGCTTAGGGCTGAGGAAGCAGAAGCACCATTAAAATCTTGGAATCCTTTAGAAAGAACTAAAGGGCAAATAAGAGCATCAAGAAGATTAGCAGAACAAAACTTACTTCAATTAGAAAAAAGAAAAGCAATGCTAACAGAAGAAGTAGCTGTCGAAGATGCAAAAACATCCAAAATAATTGCTAATAAAGAAAAAGAATTAAGGGCAACTGAAGAGGCAGAAAAGAATAAGCAAGAAGCATTAAAGCAGTCGGAAGCATTTCACGATAGCACTATTAATAGTATGGCTGACTCTATTACTAAATTTGTAATGACAGGGAAGCTAGCTTTTGAAGACTTTGCTAAAGGTGTGATTGCACAGCTGGTTAAAATAAGAGTACAGCAGGCCTTAGTAGGAGCATTTACAGGTACAAATATAGGCTCGTTCTTTGGTCTTCATACAGGAACATCTGAAGTAAAGCATACAGGTGGTTTTATAGGTATGCCTAGTCACCACGACGGTTCAATTAGAAGTGATGAAAGAATTGCTAAACTACAAGTTGGTGAAGCAGTTGTAAATAGAGCAGGAGCAACTAAAAATCAAGAAGCAATTAAAGCTATGAATGCAGGGCAGTCTGTTGGTGGAGATAGTGGGAGTGTTACTACTGCTGAGATTAATTTTAATGTTACGGCTATTGATAGTGCATCATTTAATAATTATCTAGTAGGGAATAAAAACACTATTGAGGGAATTATTAACAGAAGTTTACAGACCAATGGAAGTGTAAGAAAAACAATTAAGCAGGTAGTGTAATGAATGATTTAAGCTCTATACTGCTTGATAAGCACAGTCATTACGAGGTAGAGGAATATGTTAAGAGCGGTCAGGCTTTAACTTTTGATAGTGGAAAAGAGCAACGAATAGTAGGCGGTTCTATTCCCTCTTTTGAGATATCCCTTACATATAGTAATATATCTTTAGCTAAGTTTGAATTTCTCAAGAATGCTTATGAGAGTAATTATGCCAACACTTTCAAATGTCTATTTAGTAACGACATAGACAAAAGAAGTCAGTTAATGACTAATGAGGCTGAAGTATATATGTTTAAAGACTTTGAGTTCTCAGCGATTGCTGGCAAGTCAAATGTCTTGTCAGGGAGGATAACACTATTAAGTAGTGTATTCTTTAACTTCACAGAGTATCAAAGCTTGTTTACTGAGTCTAGTACATATACTCCGACAGCTTCTACTAATCAAGACTTTATGAGTGTTTTAGATGATGCCCAGCCTTATCAAGTTATATATAAATACTTTAATCAGTCAATAGCGAGCAATATTGGGGTATCAGGAAGACATATTAAAGATAAAGGACTAAAGAAAGCTTGGGGCTTATCTTGGGTGTTAGGTGAGTCTGATTTTCTAAAGCTACTTACATTCTATAGAAAAAAGTCTGGATTGATGGGCGAATTTGGTATGCCTTCATTTGGGTTTGCTCTACCGTACATAGAAGAGAGCTATTTAGAAAACCAAGATGATTATATTTTGTTTGATGGAAGCCTAGAGGGAGCAACAAATGCTAGATTTTCACAAGATAGTTTTCAATACAGTAAGAGAATAGATGGGCTATACCAATGTACGGCAGACTTTATGGAGGTTAATTAATGAGTAAAACGATAACTAACAATGCAAGAAACAATGATGCAATAGCAATACTTCACTTGTTTGAATTTGATATGTATAATCTTGATGGAACTTTTAAAGAAATATTGAGATTTACAGACCACGACATATTCGTAAATGATGGAGGGGTAGAGTATACACCCCTAGCAATCACTTTTGATAAGCTAAGTGAAGACGGCTCAATGCAGTCAGACTCAATAAATGTTTCAATAGATAATGTAAGTGGGGCTTTAACTTCTGAAGCTTTTGCAAG